CCGTTCCAAGAAGGGTAGAAAGGGTATTTACGGGGCACTTGGCGGGTCCTTTGGCTTGTCCTTCAGGCCGTTGCCTGCGAGCAGGCCGATAAGGCCACCGGCAAGGGTCATAAGCATCGGTGACAGCACTGCCCATGCTTCGGCGTCGTTGGGTGCTTGCTCGAGTGGCTGGGTGACGAACAGTAGGCCGTAGATCAGCGAGACGATGGCTGCGACGAATGAGAACGAAAGTGCAATGCCGACTATGAGTATGAGTCGGGCTTTGATTTCTTCGTTGGTTAGGCGGTTTTCTGGTTTCATGGGCATCGTCTTTCTAGTAGGCCGTCGGCACGGGTGGTGTCGCAGTTTTCGCGTACGCGGTCTGCGCAACTACTCAGGGTCAGTGCCAGTGTTAGCGTCAGCAGTAGTCGCTTCATTGGTTGTCTCCGTTGGTCGTGTGAGTGGGGCTGGTGGGTCTGTGTCGTGTTCCCAAACAGTCAGCGTCTCGCCCAAAAGCGCCCATCCAGTTTCAAAACCTGCGTCAGCCAGCAATTGCAATAAGTCTTTGTGGCTCATGCTGAAACCTCCATAACAACAATGGTACTAGCGCTTCCGTTGGCGTTGTGCTCAACTTGTGCAGCTGCAACAAAGTTTGCAAACTGCACGTCATAGGTGACGGCTGATGTCGTGTTGGGACTGTCCAAAAAAATCATCGGCGAAGTCCCTACCTGAATCAAGCCCGTCCCCGTAAACAGAACTGCAGTTTGGCTTGTCAACACGGTTGAACCTCTACGCATTCTCAGGTTCACAGCGTTGCTCACGTTGCCTGCCGTTTTAGCAATAGATGACACAGAAAAGATGAGAATCTTGCTAGAGGTTGCCTGCGGAGTTATTGAGATTGTTAGCCCTGATGCTGCAAATGTGGTCGTGCTGTTTGTTGCAAGCGTTGCTGTTTCAAAAGACGCAACCTGCAAAATGCGAAACGCCCCTCGAAGGTTGTTCATCTGCGCAGCCGTCAGAACGTCACCAGATGTAAACGATGATGGGAGGTTTGTGGGCGTGGCCATGTGATTATCCTAAAAGGTCTGTCCCGCCTAGGCGAGATTGGTTGAGAATAAATACCGCAGCCCAACGGGCCGACCCCTCGAGCGTGGTAACCCAACGCTCAGGCGTGACCGAATGCGAGATCCGAGACGTCAGCATCGGCGTGGTGATCGTGTTGCCCGACGGTGGTGCGACAACCAGTGTGAAACGCTCAAACAGCTCAAGCCCGAGCGTAGAAGCCCACGACGCGCTAGGCGACAACACAACCGACACCGGTGACGCCTTGGCGTAAACAGTCCCGCCCCAGCCGTTCACGATGTTGGCAATGTCTACAGCGTCAGCCAACGTGGAGACCTGCGTTTCAACGTACTGCTCCGCTTCGCCGTAAGTGTTTACACTCGTTGTGTTGGTCTGGATGTAAACACCGCCGCCACTCATCTGCACATTGGAGACGTTGCGCATGGAGTCGCCGTCGTATTGCAGCTGCACTTCGGTGCCGATAGACAACCCGCCCGAACCGTACGTCTGCTGAGAGACGATGGACTTGGTTTGTGTGCGGATCTGTGACTGGCTGTACATGGTGACGGTGCCAGCCTTGGTGACGAACAGCGGAGCGAACTCCGACACCGCAACTTTGCCTAATTCTGAAACGGCCGTAGGGGCGTCGTTTGTGATGTCAAGCACCGATGACGCAGGCGACGCTGGCACGCTCGTTAGGGACGCGCTGAAGGGTGTTTCAGCAATGATGCGGTCGAAGCGGGCGCTGGTGGTTTCGGGAAACACCGCTTTAGACCTGCGGATAATTTCCTGCACTGTGGCTTGAGCAATAAGGCCCGTCCAGACGCACACCTGTTGAAACTGTCCCGTACCAAGGGCGACATTCTCACCGACGATGATGATAATGGCTCCGGCCGTTGCACTCGTTGTCGCACCGATAACACCGTCGACCATTAGGACTAATGCCTTGCTGGTGACGTTGAATGAGAAAGTGACGTGACTTGGTTGCGAACCGTCGTAAGTGTTAGACGATGTATACGTTCGGGTCAAGCCCGCAGCTTGGTCTTGGATAGTGACAACGTATTGCCCTGTGTTTGGATCCCAGCCGATGGCCCATCCGTATGCACCCACTGCACCGCCTGTGGTTGCAGAAGTGGAATCCATAACGGCCCACATTGAGACACTGAAATCGGTATTTGCTGCGGTGGTCGCAAAACCTGACGTGCCTGCACTTGAAACGGCAGCCTGTATTGAGTTACCTGGCAAACCTGGTGCAAGTTCACCGCCGTTGATAGCGGTGGCGGACGCAGTGATGTTCAGTGGAATGGACCCGTAATCCTTGAGTGTGCTAGTGCCTGTGTACGGGGTAACGGGTTCATCGCAGGGGTAGTAGTGGCGTGGCGACTGGCTGAGAATGTAATCGCGTGACCAGTCCGCAGGGAGCGACGACGAGCCAAGCAGCTGCAAAGCGTCAAAGCAGAACAAGGTGACAGTTGAGTCGGTGCCTGCGTCGGTCCACTCGGGTGGCCACCCGGCGATAAAGCCACGGAACACGTCGTAGGTGGTGCTTGCGTGGGTGGCGCGTATACGGATTTGACGGCGCGGGAGCAAATTGCCGTAGTACGGTCCAGTCGTGTTGAACGGGTCAAAGCGTCGATCACGGTTGGACAGGGTCACCGTTGCGGAGCCGTCTGCCTGCAAAGTCCAGTCGTCTGGGACGCCTCGAGAAATGTCCATACCGCGCACATAGGCGGTTACGTCAGTCCAAGTAGGCGACACCACATACGGGCCGTCTGTAAACGCAATCTCAACAACAGGGACCGGGTATGGCATTAGCGTCCACCGCTTCGGCGTTGCCACTGGCGCAGAGCAGCGTCAACGTATTGTCCGATGGCGGCGCGATCACCAACTACGCCCATCATGTTGATTGTTACTTGAGCGTTTTCAGGGTTACGACCCGGCAACCTAAAGCCTGGCAAAGTGGAAAGGGTCGGAGCCTGTGGGACGCCGAAGCCTTGGATTGGGCTACCAGTCAACTGACCAGTAGCGCGGATAAAAGCGTTACCAGTTGCGTAATCAGTAATAGTGGCACCAACGTTGAAGTATTTGCTAAGAGTGTTGAACTTCATGATTAGGTCGTTCAAGGCTCGACCAGCAGCGTTCAGTTGGCCGTTGTTGCCATACAGCAAATTAGTAAGAATGTACTTCAACTCGGCAAAGGCTCCAGCAACGCCGTCCTTACCGAACGCGTCCGCAATCTGAATGCCGTACTCGGCTAGGCGCTTCAGGTACGGCAGAAGTGCAGCACCGAGAGACTCTTTCAACTCGTCAACGGTGATGCGGAACCGAGCCATCGTGCCCTCAAAGGTTTGAGCATTAGCCAAAGCCGACCCGCTAAAACGCTTCTCAAGATCTTGCTGGACGTCGTTGAAGTCCATCCCCTTGAGTTTGACTTTGTCGTAGCCAAGACCGAGACGGGTCAAAGCGGTGTTAGAACCGTCGTACGCCTTGCTCAGAGCCTCTGTGACGGCTCTTAGGGGCTTGCCTGTACCAGCAGACACATTGAGCGCCAAATTGAGCAAACGCTGCGCCTTGTCAAAGTCACGAGTCGAGCGAATAATACGCGCATACGCAGGACGCAACTCATCATCGGCCACACCGACAGCGCGCTGGGTCACGTCAATGTAATCCTCAACCGACGCAATCTGGGCATCCGTAGCTTTAGTAGACGCACGAATAGACAGCGCTAACTGCTTCTGGGCTTTCTCATCGTCGGCAGCCATACGAGCGAACCCGACCAACTGTTGCCCAGCCTGAAACGCAGCAGCACCCAACGCAGCAAAAGCCGCAGCGCCAGCCAAAGCGCCAGCCTTGAGAACAAACTTGACCTTGTCGCTAGCCGTCTCAAGTTGCTTGAACGACTTTATGGCCTTCTGGATGCCCTGCCCAGCAAACGTGGTGGAAATAGGTATCGACAGCATTAGTTCAATTCTTTCTGTACGCGCTTAGTGACACGAAGAATGGACGCGCGTAGCTCATCCTCAAACAGTCGGCGCGACCTGTAAACAGCGGGACCGATAATGCGTGTGCGACCCGGTGCCAACTCACCAAGCGAACGCTCAAGGCTGTTGGCGTTGCGTCGGCCCGCGGTCTCAAAGATGGCAGCTGCCTGATCGCGTTGAATAATTGAAATGGTGTTGTCGGTGCGTCGGTCGGTGTCCACTTTGACTTGCACGCCACGTTGGGCCTTAGCGACTGTAAACGGAAACAACTGCCGACCGTCTTGCGACCACTTACGCGACATACCAGACAACGGAACTTTCGTGTAGCCACGGCGCACGTTATCAACGGCGGGCTGGGCAATACGGCGAGCATCGGAAACGAACTGTTTACGAAGACCCGGCTCGATTTTGTTGAGAGCGCGGATGGTGTCACGCAACCCGACAAACTCCATGTTTGCGTCGTATGGCATCAGCCCTCCTTCATGTCTTCGGCTGCCTTGAGCACTGTCGCCAGTGTGTCTAGGTCAAATGGTATGTCAGGAGGCCAATACCCTGTGCGAAGTAGCAAAGACGCTAATCCGTAGTTGTATGTGCCTCGGTCGTAGGGTTTACAGGTTCGTTGTCCACCACTTCAATGTTCTCGAGACGCTTGACGTATTCGTCAAAGACGATGGGTACGGAGATGCTGTTTTGTTTACAGCACTCCCACGCCATGAACGCTAAGTCTTCGACTCCGATGCCTTCGCCTAGTTGTGACGCTTTGCGCTTGAACTTGCGTTCCCAAGCCACAATCACGCCAAGGTTGGTCGTGACGGTGTAGTGCTGGTCACGCTCGGTGACTTGCAGTGTCAGTTTCATAGTTTCTCCCTATGTGTTGGATCAGGTGATGTCGCGTGCCCAAGTGCCGCCGACCCAGTTGGCGGTTACGGTTGCCATCTCACCCACGGTGGAGTTGATAGGCGTAAACGACGCAAGCATTGCGTTGGTGATGGTGTACTCAGGGTTAGACGCCGACTCTGTTGTGCCCGATGGGCTGATGACAAGTGTGGTCGTGCCCAGACCGACCATCGCTGCAAGCGCTGTTTCGACTTCCGACGTGGCACCTGTGCCACCGTACGACAAGAAGAAAGTGATGCTCACGTCAACCGACTGAAGACCCGGTGCGAACTTGTGGCCCGTATCGCCGAAGGCTGTGATCTCAAGCGAGTCGGAGCCGATGGTGAGTGTGCACTGGTTCGCTTGGTCAGACAAGTCATAGGTGGTGGCACCTTGAGTGATGTTGATGGTCGCGTTGGACAGGAAAGTTGTAGTTGCCATGGTTAGCTCCTTTTTACAGCAATGGCTACGGATAGGTCATACGTCGGTAGGTCTTGCCCGCCAACACTCGCTAGACCGGGTCGTAGATCAGTGACCGCGATGGTGCTGTTCATGATTTGGTCTGCGATTTGCATGAGATAGTCGCCCGCATCTTGGTTGCCCGGGGGTGGGGCCAAGACGCGTAGGCGTAGCTCAATGTCACCCACGTTGTATGTAAACGCGGTGACAGTGGGCAATTCAATAAGAACGGAAAGCGGGCGGGCGTTACGCGGGTCAGTAATCGGCACAAGACCCAAAGCCGTAAGCGCTGTTTTGCAGGCCGTTACAGCGTCATACAGGATGCCCGACGATGACACTACGCAACCTGCGCTCTGCCACAGCCAAGAAGCTGCATGATGCGACCCAGTGTGGCCGATGGTGAAGCACCGATAGCCATCGAGTCAAACGACGCAAACGAGTCCACTGAGCCGCGCTCGCGGTAAAGCGTTGCGGCATACATAACGGTCCCGAGTTTGACGTCGGCGCTAGGCACAGTAGTCATCGAGTCGATGTAACCAGCCTCACGGCGCTTGCGGTAGCACCAAGCATTACTGGCGTTTACACAAACACCGACGAACGCTGTGTCGTTAGCAGTGGCAACGTCAATGCCAAGCCATGAAGTGACATCGGCTGCGACAATCCACGACACCGACTGCGTATACGTCAAAGTTCCAGACTCGGCCTCATAAGCAACGTCGGCTCCGTTGTTTACATAGATGACTTGGTTTTGGCGTGGGATGTCATAGTCAAAGACCAGATAACCCTCGTCGTCCACGCCATCTAGGTAAAACGGTTCGGTTGAAATAACTGTTGCTGTGGCGTTGAAACCAGTAAGAGCAACAGCTGCAACCGTGACGGAGTCGCCCGGCTGAACCTCGGCGTCGGTAAGGGTCTGGACAGCCGCGTAGTTGTTTACGCGTCGCACATGCGTGATAGTGCTTACTGCCATCTCAGACCCTCTCCCGAACTACCCGTGGATCAGACGAATGCGAACTTGACGAACTTGCTGGAGTCAATCATCAACGCTGCGAAGTAACCGCGGAAAGCGATTGTGCGAGACAGCGTCGATGGTGAGTCAATGCTGATTGCACCCTTTTGCTGTTCAAACAGTTCGTACCCGGATGCGTCACCGATGATCGCGGTTCCGCTTGCGAAGTTGCGATCTACAACTACCTGCAAGCCGAAAGCGTTGCCGTTGTACTGTCCCGGTGCAAGGTTGCCAAATGCGTTCATTGGGCCGACCTGTGGAAAGAGCGGACGCTTCGACGAATCTGAGAGGCCGAGAAGATCCCCCCAAATTCCGGGAGCCAAGAACAAGTGGGTTGGCAGGTTGCCGTTGCTCGAGGACAGGATTGTTGCTGCGGCTTCCGCAATTTCGGCAGCCCACACTTCAGGTTTCTGAAGGTCTGCTGCTGCAAAGTTCTGTGTGACGGTTGCGCCTGTTGCGAGGGTGTCTGCTGCGTAATTGTCGGTTGCGTTTGCGTAGATACGTCCCATGTCGTCAAGCACGACGCTCAAGATTGCTGGGTCGGTCCAGTCGATGTCGGCTTCCGAGATGTTTACATAACCACCAAAGATTTGCTTGGTCACTTGGTTGTTGAACACCACGAGTGTGCCACCTGTTGGTGACTGCTCAGCAATGCTTGCACCGATGCTGGTGTGAGTGGTTACCTCTGGACGGATAAACACCTTGCCACCTGCGGGCATTGCACGTACACCGACTGCGTCCACAACTGGGCGACGGCCGATGAAGTTGTTGTAAACAGGCGACACGATTGGTGTAGGAAGAACACCGGGTGTGTCGGTTGTAACGATGTCTGGTGCACCTGCGCGAATTGCTTCGGACATTGCACGCCACTGGTCGCCACCTGCGACTGCTGCAGCGATGTATTCAACTGCGGTTGGCATCTTTACTTCACGCTTCGCAGCTGCGAAAACGAT